CTACGATAACCGCGCATTCAACATGGCTATCTGTTCGTCGTTCATGTCATCAATCCACATACCGTAAATTTCATACACCATCTGCGCAGTTTCATGCCCCATTTGGCTGGCTATAAATGCCGGGTTCGCTCCTGCCGTCAACAGCCAGCAGGCAAAAGTATGCCGCGTATGGTACGGATTACGGCGGCGAATACCAGCACGTTTTACTGCTGCATTCCACCTTGCCCCCAAACTGCTTACCGAGTAATAAGGTTTTTGTTTTCCGTTACACACCCTGGGCATGAAAACAAAATGCAGTTTTTGCTTTTCGGTTCTGCCGTACTCCCGATGATAAAAGGTGATTTCGCTTTTGCGATGATGCCCGGTCAGTTTGTATTGCTCCTTCAGTGCTTCAAGAGCAGGCTGCAGTAGTGTTACTGTTCGGATCCCGGCATTTGTTTTTGGGGGACCGAACATATCAAGTATCGTCAGGTTTCTTCTGACATTCACTATTCCCTTTTCGAGATCCACATCCTCCCACGCCAGAGCTGCCAGTTCCCCGTGACGAAGTCCTGAGTAAACGGCAAATTTCCACAAGTTCTGGCTCTGTCCTTTTTCACTTTCCATTAATGCATTGAATTCTGTTTTAGATAACGGATCAGGCTTTATTCTGTTTCGCTGTAATTTTTTTACTCCTTCAAATGGTTTGGTTGATATAAATCCCGACTGATACGCAAAACGCAACAGCGAACAGAGCAGGGCGATATAGTTATCAACTGTGCGCACGGTTCTTCCTTTTTTGTTGGATCTTGGATTATCCAGGTAAAGCGTTTCTCCATGCAGCAGTTCATTCCGGTAGTTTAAGATATCGCTATAACGAATATGTGATATCGGGGTACTTTCACAAATTATTATTCTGAGTGTTTTTAATTGTGATTTCGTTTTCTTCATTGTGTTTGTTGTTAACTCTGTCTCTTTAATTTTTGTCCAGATATCACAAAGCTCTCCGAACGTTTTTATGACTCTCGTTGTCACCATTTTTGCCCCAGTGCTGGACTGGGGAAAACGTCTTAAATACTCAAATTCACCGGAGTTTATTTCATGAACTATCAGCGATCTTAAATTTCCGGCCTTTTTAATATTACTGTTTGTAATCTCCCAGCCTTTTAATGTTTCCCGACATCGTTTTCCTCGAAACATGAACCAGATGCGAATGTATCTACCTCTAATCTCGACACCTGTTGGTAATTTAGACATATCATGAGTCTTTGATAAACTGATTTATCTTTGGATAGTTGTACCAGATAATCCCTCGTTTGCTGTCTGGCTTACCTAAAGGAGATACTCGTTTGAAGTGGAAGCCCTCCACCCAACAGTTCTGGCGGTATGCTTCAATTTGTCTGGCCCCCAGACCAGTGCGAAGCATCAGGCCGTATTCAACCATCCACTCTTCATTAAAGATTACTTGTGCCATCGCATCACCTCTGGCAGGCGCCAATGTTAGACTGAAATTGACGCCCGATGTTGATTATTAATAATCAGCTATGAAGTTTTAATTTGAATACAATGCAATTCTCGAGGACTGAAGTTTCTCGCAATTAAAATTTATCAGTTTTACTTTCTGCTCTCTGGAAACGCCTGCTTCTTTTTTACCTGAGAGCATTTTTTCGCATTCTGATTTCGTTAGTTTAGATTTTGAATATCTTGTCCAGTTAGTAGGAGTGCCACCTTCCTTTTCAATAGTGGCGGTAATTTTATACATGAACACCTCCATTATTATTTCCAGTGGTTCGTTTATTCCATCTTTCGAGTGCTTCTTTTTCACTTCCACCATAACCGGTTCGGGATTCGCATCCGTTACACTTCGCTCGGTAATATCCTGAAATGGCTTTCACCGTTACTGATGGACAACCACAAAATGGACATGGTTTAACATTGTCATATCTCATAATTTTTCTCATAAAAAATATTTCAAGTTGGCGGTGCATTACACCGCCAGGCTGAATTATTCCTCTGAATTATCGATTACACTGTATTCCCCGGTTAATACAGAGGAATCTGCAGGATCGATTGTCAGTGGTTCCTTTTCATCCATTGATACTGCACGCTGGATCTCAATTGATACGGGCAGATATTTGAACAGGCGACGAATAGCCGTTTTCTTTGCCATTTCTTCCCAGTGAGTTACCCACGGCCCGTTATTACCAGCTTTACTCAGGCTGCGCACCAGCTCAATCTGTTTGCGCGTCATAACTTCAAACTGAGTACCTCCGTCTTTCAGTCTTGCGACAGCATAGACGTGGGTAACCGGGGCATCTTCGTTTTCTCCCGGGCGGTGTATTAACTTTTCATCAAGGCCAAATTCGAAGCTAAACTCGTCACCTTCACGGACAACACGGGCTGACAGGCTGGCGATTTGACCAGAACGGCGAGCCAGATCAATCATGCCGCGATAGCCAATGATTAGCTGAACGTTCTTTTTACCGCTCTTTTCGTTTTTATTACCAAAAGGCAGTAAATATGCATGACCGAGGGCGCTACCTGGCTCAAGTCCGAGCTGTGAACACTGTACGATCGCACTGACAAAACTCATAGTGTCACAGTTTCCTAACGCCGGAACTTTACGAATTTCTGTGGTGGCGATACGGATCATACGTTCAGCCGTCATATGGCGTGGAAGAGCTGCTGCCAGTTGCTCTTTCATTGATGGCTGGTTAATAAAACTAATCACGTCGCTATTTTTAACTGCTGCTGGTGCACGGTTTCCCTGAGTTTTTTGCAGATCGGCTTTTGCGATTGGTGGTTGCTTAGTCATTTGCATATTCCTTAGCCCAGCGGGGCAGTGATAATGTCTTAATAGCTGGCCATTCATCGGTATTCAGGCAGTCAGACAGGGTTCGCAGATTGCGGTGATATTCCTGTTGACCTGCCAGTTTTGCTTCTTCGCCCATCATGAAAATTTCAACCGGATAACGTCCGCATTCAATAGTTGTGCTGGCAACCAGAAAAACGAAAGTTGGCTGCACTCCAAACTGTGCTTCATAACCGTCACTGTAGAATGCATCCTGAACGTGATAGCGGTAGTCGTAATAAGCGGTTTTGAATCGTTGAATATCCGCCGTAGTTTTCACGTCCATGATCCAGTGAAATTCAGGGATAATTTTGTCCGGACGGCACCGACACAAAATTCCTGTTTCAGGATCTTCCCAGTAAATTGATGATTCAGCGTGTCCGGCGCTTTCAACAAGCCATTGCCCCAGCGGCAAAGCCATAACGCTTTGATACATGAGTTCAATTTTCCGGCCTTCTTCCGCAGTGATAACCGTTTTTCCTGTGCTTGCGCATTCCATCAGAAACGCTTTCTCTTCTTCTTTTCCGGCGTTTGTACGGCGGTTAAATTCAGGTGCTACGATAAAGCGGTTACTGAATTCTTCCGGTTCAAGTACCCGGCAGTGGAAAGCAGTTCCTAAATCGAGCGTTTTTGTCTTTGTGGTGTCCACGGGGGCATTTTTACGCCACAAATATAGTGCCGGAGTATCAGCAATGTCATCGAGCTGAGACTTACTGATACCGGGACCCGCGTGGTAATTCTCATTCGAAATTCCGTAATAAATACCTGGCTCTATGTCTTCTACGATTACGGGATCTGCGACTTCGCCAGTTTCATCACTGCAATCGCGATGCGGATCGCTGCCAGCATTCTCATTGTGCGGATGTTCAGCGCCTTCCATTTCCTCCGGATCATTTTCCTTAGCTTCAACCTGACTCTCTTCATCGAATGTTTCCTGGTATGTTGCGTCGCCCATCACCGCACCACAGTCAGGGCAGTTATCCCCGCCAGTCTGGCCGCAGGCATTGCAGGCTATTTCCGGTTCCTGTTGCACTACTGGCTCAGGTTGATTCATATCTGGGCTGGTTTTTTCCGTTTCTGGCTGGTTCTGGTACACACAATCGCGAGTCTGGATCCCCTTTACCCATTTCGGATCGTTCGGGTCGCTAATTCCGTCAACAAATTCACCACGTGATGCAGCAAGCAATTTATCGTCATCGACAGGATTTTTTGATGGAATGTTTTTCCGGGCTTCATGGAGTTCTGCCCGCAGTTCCTGATATTTCGCATCAACAGAATTTACCTGTGACTGAGCATCCAGCGGCTGCGTGTCCTGATGATGTTCAGTTGCGTCCGGTTCCATTGTTTCAGCCTCTCCCTGTTCAACTGCCGTTGTTCCAGATGGTTGCGGTTTTTCTTCATCATCCTGTTTTCCTTCTTCTGTTACTCGCTGCGGCATCGGGGCAGAGGAGCGACCGCAGGCAATATCCACGATTTCCGGATCAGGGTTGGCATGATCGGTTTCAGTCAGTACTTTGTTCAGATATTCAGTGACGTGCGCGGGGATGACCTCGATCCCAATTGGTGCTTCTTTTACGGACGCAACCACGATGGCGCGGGAATAATCCAGCCCGCCAGGCATGGTGATGAATTTGTCGCGGAAAACAGAAAAGGGCGGTTTATTTTCAGCGATAATTTCCTCAATGCGTTTAGCGTGTGCCGGATGAAGGTTATAGATGTCCAGATCCATTGAACGGGCCAGTACGCCAGTGGCTACGTCGCGCGCCAGTGACGTCAGATCGTGTACGAAACCTTCGCCGCGATCGGTGAGGTTTCCGCCGCCAGCATTAGCACCGGAAGCCGTGCGAGTGATGTGTGAAACACGATTACCCTTCATCCACTCTTTTGTCAGCAGTCCTCGATCGGTGTAGTCAGCGTTCAGGTATGCTTCGAAAAAAGCAGTTATCAGTCCCAGGTTTGAATTACCAGGATTAGGGAAAACTTTGTCAGTGTCACGAACCAGTTTGTGGAGTTCGCGAATTTCCAGCGGGTCGAGCAGGCTGGTTTTGTGGGAAACAGCCAGGGCAGTAACAGCCGGTAGTTCTTCAGCCCGAGCAATGTGTAATGCCTGGAGTCCGTCGCGTGAAACGTGCGTTACCGGTTTTTCGCTGCCGTGTTGAGCAAGCCAACGAATGGGCAGTTCCTGGCCAGAAATTGGGAGTAGCATATTCTCCTCAATCTCAGTCATGTCTTCGCCGTTGACGTTGGTATTGCCTTGATAGTGAGCGTTGTCTGGTGCTGCTCCCGGTTTTAGTTCCCATGTCATGGAGTCTTTGCTGAGTTGATAGCGTTCACTCCAGGTAAAATCGATCTCACCTTCAGCGGGCAGGTCATTAACGACAGGAAAATTCGTGGCAACAGCTTTAAAATAGCTGCTCAGTTTTTTACCTGACTTAACGATCAGGTAGTCCAGAGTGGCACAGGTCGATTCAAAATCGTTGCTTGCCCACAGGACGACGTCAGGTTCACCGGATGATTTTTTCGCTTTCCGTAACAGGAAGAGTGGTTTTGTGCTCATTGTTTTTTAACCTCAACTCAGATTAAAATTCGTTTTGTTCAGTGAATGATCTTGCCGGATACACACTGTTCATAGCCTGCGCCATACGCAGGCTATTTCTTTCAGATTTCACCTTTTAATTTCATTGCAATTAGAGTTGCCAGAAATTCGGCTTTTTTTTTCTGCGGGCAGATTCTTTCCGATATGCACCAGGCACATTTTTTTGACACCTTCATCAAGTGTTTTTACGTTGCCTGATGGACCATCGATATCAACCACAGTGAATGGGGTTTCTTTATTTTCTGTTTTAATTACGTAGCCAATGCGCTTTCCTTCCAGATTCACCTCGTGAACAATGTCATCGGTAGTTACAACAGTGGCTTCATAATTGGTAATCATGTTTTTCTCCTTAATTAAGGTTGAGCGAATACCTGCCATTTCTGGCATAAATTCAGTTTCGAATAGTCAATTAATTAAAGTTCATGTGCCATCTGGTCTTTTTCGGCACAAGCTTCACTGCAATATTTTCTCGGTTCGTCTTTTGATAAAATCCCGTGCATGAAGTGAAGCATTCTTTCAATAGCTTTGCTTTCTTCAACGTCTTTTTTGCAAAGGTGGTAAGCACATTTTATTTTCTTAGTCATCACCATGACTCCGCCTTTACAGGTAAACCATCACGACCGAGGAAGACTTTAATCATGCGGTCAGTAATGAATGTTTTTGTGGTCAGGTTACGAATATATAGTTTTCGCTTTTTAATATTGTTTGCCGAGGCAATATATGTCCGGCCTTCATGAAGAACATAATCGCCAGGAGTCACACACTGACGTGGTATTTCATCAGTTCCGAAGTGATGTGCAATCATAATTATCTCCATTTTTACAAATGAACTTTGTTGATGCGGTGTCTGGTGCCTCCAGGTGACTGCAACCAGTTAACAATTACAGTCGGCTTTCCCACCCAAACCAATAAGGACTAACATGACTTTTAACTGTGCCACGTGCGCTTAGCCGCATTCACCGCATCACAAAATTTACTTTAAAAAGGGCGGACATCAGCCGAACTTCAAGAAAAAAACTGATGCCGCCAGGACTACACACAGCAATGTCGTTATTTACAACCGGAGGCGCACTCCCACCATTTAAATTTAACAGACAAGACCGACTCTTTATGGATATCGGAAATGCGCCTTCGTGTTGTGCCCGGTTTTATTTCACCACCTCCGGGCTTCGGTGGTCTCGGCTATACCCCTACAGCGAGAGCTTGTGTTAACATTTCAATACCCTTACAGTTGAGAGTTATTGATATGTTGGATGTATTTACTCCATTGTTGAAACTTTTTGCTAACGAGCCACTCGAAAGACTTATGTATACGATTATCATTTTTGGTCTCACTCTCTGGCTGATACCGAAAGAGTTTACTGTCGCATTCAATGCTTATACTGAAATACCTTGGCTCTTTCAGATTATCGTTTTTGCCTTTTCTTTCGTGGTCGCCATTTCCTTCTCAAGATTGCGAGCACATATTCAAAAGCATTATTCATTACTACCAGAGCAACGAGTATTGCTTCGTTTATCTGAGAAAGAAATCGCTGTATTTAAAGATTTCCTTAAAACAGGAAATCTTATTATCACTTCTCCTTGCCGTAACCCGGTTATGAAAAAATTAGAACGGAAGGGCATCATTCAACATCAGAGTGATAGCGCAAACTGTTCTTATTATCTCGTCACCGAAAAATACTCCCATTTTATGAAGTTATTCTGGAACAGCAGGAGTAGACGTTTTAATCGTTAGCTTACTGTGTGCTTCTCCAACCATCGGCGCGCACCAGTTTCGGTTTTAAATGTTTTGCTTTTGGTATACGTCATGGCAGTGAACGTTCCATCCTGGTTGGGGAACACGCCGCACACCAGGGATTCGTTGTTGCCGAGGTCGATTTTTTGCATTTTGCGAATCTCACATCTTGTTGCTACGTATAGCGACTTCTGCCTGCCAGAGATCCCAGTCGTTGCTGCGTAAAGCCTGCACAGCCTGGTTGTAAGTGATACCGCAACAATCCATCAAATACTGAACTACTTCGTAATGCACCATCTTATCTCTCCCCTTAACGCCGGGTGGCGGAACTAACTGCTGCACTGCAAAATTTGAATCCCGCCGTCATGTTCATACGCCTCGGGCTGGCTACTTAACCCCTTACCACTGCCTGGTAACTCGAAGTATTGCCCGGCGTTCTGTGGGGCGGGGTGGGTGGTATGCTGGAACTATAGGTAATGCCTAATTGATTGTCAATAGGCTATGCCTAATGTTTTGAGCGTAACCTAATAGGTGATGGCGACAGCAGAAAGTGATGGGGGGGTTAAATAACGGAATCCAGGAGTTTTCCGTCAGACCATATAAGTTTAAGTTCCAGTTTTTGTGATGTTCTGGCTTTTCCGTTCAGATTCAAGAGCTTTCAGATACTTACCCACTTTCATTTCCATCGCTGCTATGTAGGCGCGAACATCGTGGTCAACCCAATCTGGTTCTGTAGCATTTCCAGATAACAGGAAAGCTACAATCGCTCTTATTTCATCAGAGGCTGCTTGATAAAGGTTGTTTATATCTAAAAGTTCACTTTTTGTATCTGAATTGGTGGGGGTTGGTATGGGGTATTCGTTAAGCCCCCAATGCTCTGGACCAACAACATCAGAAAAGAAACGCCATAATTCTGGAAGTTTATCTTTACTTATAGAGCCTTTCTTAATCCAGTCATAAATTGATGGTGGTTGGACTTTAAAGTGGCGTGCGACCTCCGCCTTTGATTTGACGGATCCCGATGCGATTTTTTTGTTAATGGCCTGCTCTATCGCTCGGCCTAAGTCTTTACCACTAAGCATTGCTTAATATTCTCCTATGCGCATTACATTAGGCAATCCCTACCCTTACTGCATTAGGCACAGCCTATTGACAATTGCGTTAGGCGTCGCCTAATATTTCTGTGTGTTTTTGGAGTTCATTCGATGAAAAAAGAGAACTATTCATTCAAGCAAGCTTGTGCTGTTGTCGGTGGGCAATCAGCAATGGCTAGGCTTTTAGGTGTATCACCTCCAAGCGTAAATCAATGGATCAAAGGGGTACGTCAATTGCCTGCCGAGAGATGTCCAGCAATTGAACGTGCAACAAGAGGTGAGGTTCTGTGCGAAGAACTTCGTCCTGATATTGACTGGTCATATTTACGACGTTCGGCATGTTGTTCGCAGAATATGTCAGTGAAGCAACTAAATGACAGTAACAAATCCTCATTTGATCATACCTGAAACATCAAGAGGCAAATGATTCATGAAAATCAAGCATGAGCACATCGAATCAGTGTTGTTTGCCCTAGCAGCCGAAAAAGGGCAGGCATGGGTAGCCAATGCAATTACTGAAGAATATCTGCGCCAGGGGGGCGGCGAATTGCCCCTGGTTCCAGGCAAGGACTGGAACAATCAGCAGAATATCTATCACCGTTGGTTGAAAGGTGAAACGAAAACGCAAAGAGAAAAAATTCAGAAGCTGATCCCAGCAATTCTGGCAATCCTTCCGCGCGAGCTGCGTCACCGACTCTGCATCTTCGATACCCTGGAACGCCGTGCATTACTGGCGGCGCAGGAAGCGTTAAGTACGGCAATTGATGCGCATGATGATGCAGTCCAAGCCGTTTACCGGAAAGCGCATTTCAGCGGCGGCGGTTCTTCCGACGATTCTGTCATTGTTCATTAAGCAAAAGTTTCCATGCTGTTTGTGCTTATTCTAAGCCACCGGGCAGCATCATACGGGGCAATTATGGCCGCATTACCATACATGCAACTGTACATAGCTGATTACCTGGCTGACACCATGCATTTGTCAGCAGAGGAGCATGGTGCGTATTTGTTGCTGATGTTCAATTACTGGCAAACAGGAAAGCCAATACCTAAAAACAGGCTGGCAAAAATTGCCCGTCTGACTAACGAGCGATGGGCTGATGTTGAACCATCCTTGCAGGAGTTTTTTTGCGATAACGGCGAGGAATGGGTGCATCTTCGGATTGAGGAAGATCTGGCATCAGTCAGGGAAAAATTAACCAAAAAATCAGCCGCAGGAAAAGCATCTGTTCAGGCCAGAAGAAGCAGAAAGGAAGCAGATGTTCAAACAAAACAAGAGAGAAATTTAACAGGTGTTCAAACAGATGTTGAAGTGGTGTTTGAACATGATGTCAACACAAAGGCAACTAATAAAGATACAGATAAAGATCTAAAAACAGATCCCCCCCTAAATCCCCCCCGGGGGAATCGAGGTGTCAAAAAGTTTGACCCTCTGGATATTACTTTGCCGAACTGGATTTCTGTCTCGCTTTGGCGTGAGTGGGTTGAATTTCGCCAGGCATTGCGAAAACCGATTCGAACGGAGCAGGGCGCTAACGGGGCGATACGGGAGCTGGAAAAATTCCGCCAGCAGGGTTTTTCACCTGAGCAGGTGATTCGACACAGCATCGCCAATGAATACCAGGGCTTGTTCGCGCCGAAAGGTGTTCGACCTGAGACGTTACTCCGACAGGTTAACACCGTCTCGTTACCGGATAGTGCGATCCCGCCAGGCTTCAGGGGGTAACTGACCATGAAAAATATTGCGACAGGCGATGTTCTTGAACGTATCCGCAGACTGGCCCCGTCACATGTAACCGCGCCATTCAAGACGGTAGCGGAGTGGCGCGAGTGGCAACTTTCCGAAGGCCAGAAACGTTGTGAGGAGATCAACCGTCAGAATCGTCAGTTGCGGGTGGAAAAAATTCTGAATCGCTCTGGCATCCAGCCATTGCACCGCAAATGCTCGTTTTCGAATTACCAGGTGCAGAACGAAGGGCAGCGATACGCGTTGAGTCAGGCGAAATCCATCGCTGATGAACTGATGACCGGGTGTACAAATTTTGCGTTCAGCGGAAAACCTGGTACCGGGAAGAACCACTTAGCGGCAGCTATCGGGAATCGCCTGCTGAAAGACGGTCAGACAGTGATTGTGGTTACCGTGGCTGATGTTATGAGTGCCCTGCACGCCAGCTATGACGATGGGCAGTCAGGCGAAAAATTTTTGCGGGAACTGTGCGAAGTGGATCTGCTGGTTCTTGATGAAATTGGCATTCAGCGCGAGACGAAAAACGAGCAGGTGGTACTGCACCAGATTGTTGATCGCCGGACAGCGTCGATGCGCAGCGTGGGGATGCTGACAAACCTGAACTATGAGGCCATGAAAACATTGCTCGGCGAGCGGATTATGGATCGCATGACCATGAACGGCGGGCGATGGGTGAATTTTAACTGGGAGAGCTGGCGTCCGAATGTCGTCCAGCCAGGAATTGCGAAGTAATTTTTACCGGGAGAAAAATTTAATGGAGACTGTTTTTGACGCACTGAAAGCAATGGGAAAAGCCACATCCATAGAACTTGCTGCGCGACTTGATATCAGTCGTGAAGAAGTGCTGAACGAACTATGGGAACTGAAAAAGGCTGGTTTTGTTGATAAAAGCGCGTACACCTGGCGTGTGGCTGATAACAATGTTCAGCAGGAACAGCCAGCGCAGGCAGAACTGCCGGAAGAAATCACCACAGCAACAGTAGCGAAAATCTCAGAGTGCGATTTAACCGCGACGATTGAACAACGAGGACCACAAACGGCTGATGAGCTGGCTACATTGTTTGGTACCACATCACGCAAAGTGGCTTCAACGCTGGCAATGGCAATCAGCAAAGGTCGTCTGATTCGCGTAAATCAGGGCGGTAAATTTCGTTACTGCATACCGGGCGATAATTTACCAGCAGAGCCGAAAGCAGCATCGGTAGCGGAAACTGATGGTAAGGCCTTTCCTCAGACCGCAGGTGTTGCGTTACCAGTACAGGAGGCTGCAACACAGGAAGATATTAAAACAGAAACTGTGGCGGACATTGTGCAGTCGCTGCCATCGTTTACTGAAACGCGAGCGGATGACCTGGTTTTACCATCACTGCATATGGCAAACCGCGAACTGCGTCGGGCGAAAAATCATGTCCAGAAGTGGGAGCGTGTCTGCGCCGCGCTGCGTGAGTTGAACAAGCACAGGGATATTGTACGACAGATTACTGATTCTTCCCGCCATGTTGCATCGGAAAAGTGATTGCCGGAGGCACCTATGGCAAAAGTATTTACACCAGAAGAGCGAGAAAAAATTAAAGGACAGGTTGTTGAACTTGTACCTCTGAGCGGTCGCGAGACGTTACGGGCTCTGGAGGCTAAAACCGGTGCATCAAGGTATTACATAAGCACTCTCGCCAGAGAACTAGTCGCCAGTGGTGATGTTTACAATTCAGGCTACGGATTATTCCCGTCTGAGCAGGCGCGTAAAGACTGGCAAAACGCCCGCAAAAAACTATCAAGGACAAAGGTGAAGAAACCGGTTGTGGTTGATCCTGACCTTATCTGGTCATTACCAGACGGAGAAATACGCCGTTACGACAGGCGTCTGAACATAATCTGTCGCGAGTGCCTGAAGAGTGAAGTTATGCAGTGAATATTGGCATTTTATCAGTGAATCATGCTGCATTTATAGGTATTTTTAGTTTAAATAGCATTGGTTCATATGTAAATTGACATTTTTATGGTACAGGGTAGAACTAGTGTGGTTGCCTGCTTTGTGCCAGCTGCGGACATTACTTAAACAAATGCTGTATTATTTTATCGGTAAAGGTGGTAAAGAGTGGCCCTGAAGTGTCAAGATAATTATTAGCAGTATATATCATGCAAGAACCCATTTAATTTAGGCATGAAATTAATTTTAAAAAAGTAGAGGATTCCAATTATATGGCCAAACAGTTTATGTTAATGGAACCAAAAAATGAGAACTTCAATGAATTAATTGGAGGGTCAAATAAGTACATTGTTCCTAGATTCCAGCGAGACTATGCTTGGGATGTAGAACAATGGGAGGACCTTTGGAGTGATGTTACAGCACTTGATGATGAAGGTTTTCATTATATGGGATATATAGTTCTTCAACAAAAAGAACAGTATCAACATGAGGTCATTGACGGTCAACAACGATTAGTAACCTTGTCGATTATAGTTCTAGCAGCCATGAAAGCCATTAAAAACTTGATAGATAAAGGAGAGGAGGTTGAACAAAACACAGAGCGACTTGATGCAATAACAAAGACATTTGTGGGTAACAAAAACTTCGTTTCATTAAAGGTGGTTAGCAAGCTAGATTTAAATAGAAATAATAAAAGATATTTTCAAAGCATCTGTTCAAACTTAGAAGCTCCTAATACTCGTGGAACTACATCTACAAATAAGCTACTCAAGAAATGCTTTGATTTTTTCCAAAAGAAGGAGTTCGGTAATACCGGCGCTGAGATCGCACAGTTTATTGCCGATTTTTCTTCGAGTATGGTTTTTACAAAAATAGTTGTTCAAGATGATTTAAATGCATACAAAGTATTTGAAACTTTAAATGCGAGAGGAGTCCAGTTATCCACGCCAGATCTCTTAAAAAACTATTTGTTTTCGATAGTAACTAAGGATGAGAAAATCGGAGATGAGGAATTAGATGAGTTAGATGAGCAATGGTCGGAGATTATCGATCAGTTGGGAGAAAGCAATGTTTCTGATTACATTAGGTATCATCATAATTCTCATAGAAAAATGGTCACAAAAAATAATTTATACACTTCAATGAGAAAAGTAATTACAACCCCTAAAGAAGCATACGATTATTTAAGATCACTGATAAATTCCGCACCTATTTATGCATCATTGATTAACCCGAATGATTCATGGTGGGCAGAGCAAGATACTAAATACAAGAAGGCCATTCATTATCTGAACGGCATTAGACTCTTTAATATTAGACAGCCATTAACAGTATTGCTATCAGCTTTTAATCAATTCAATCCAGATGAGTTCGTCAGCCTGACTCGTTATTTATATATTTTATCAATTAGATACAATGTTATTTGTCATTTATCACCAAGTGAACAAGAAAGCATGTATAATCAAATTGCGATTAAGATCTCCAATAAGGAATACAAGAGAGCTAGCAATGTGAAAAATGGGGAGGAGTTTAAGAGGTTATATCCTGATGATAACGTGTTCTTTAATGCTTTTGAATTTCATCGAATGCCAAGTAGACAAACAGCCAAAAAAATTAGATTTCTCTTGGCTGAAATTGAACAATATCTTGGTAATAATTGCGATCATGAAAAAGTTACACTCGAACATATTTGTCCATTTAACCCAGAGAAGGGGTGGTGCAATTCGTTTGGGGAGGGGGTTAATGACGTAAAGGATAGGTTAGGAAATATGGTTTTGATGGATAAAGATAATCTAAAAAGAGCTTCATTTGAAGTGAAGAAAAATGAATATGGAAAATCAAAGTATAAATTAGCGGCTAAGATTACACAGTATCCTGAATGGAATTTAGAGGCTGTCAATGATTTTCAAAAATGGATGTCGGAACAAGCAGTAAATGTATGGAAAGTTGGTTAATCTATCAATAAAACATAGGCGTAAGTGGGATGTTTTACTGACAGTTTGATGAGTCATGGATATCCTGCTAGGCCTACAACATGTCTTCAATTATATCATTACGAGATAGGCTCGATATTAACAAGTCCGCTCCTCGCTCAAAGCGGACCTTTCTTTTGCATCTACCTTTTACTTTTCCCCTTTCTTCCGTATCTACTTTTCCCATGTATACGATTAATCCACCCAGATACGACTTTAGCATTTTTCAGCTCTGCCGAGAAGAAAAAGGCGTGATTGTCAAAATTTAACGAAAACAAGCAGATTGTTGCGGATGGCGATTTTTTGTTTTCTTGGATGAAAAATGTGCATATTTTTGCTAAAAGTGGTTAAATATGTCTAACGGCGAATTAGCGACGAAGCGATACTCAGATTTTCAACCAGAACGTTCGTCTGGCCTTAGATAGAATGGACATTTTTGGATCCACTTTGTCCACGGAGGGCCATATAAGTGCCAACGTTTTAAAAAAGCTACTCAGGAGTATTTATAAATGGGATTTATTTCACAACTATTCAATTTGCTTACCTCCAGGATAACTTCTGCAAAAACAATGACGCCTTCAAGTTTGCATGAGTTAACAGCTAACATAACTCCTAAACTCAAGAAACAAAACGGAAATATATCAATCGAAAACGATTGGCTTACTATTGATTCTCCTTATTTTTTTGGACAAGCGTATCTGTCTGCAAACAAACATTGGGTTGTAGGCTGTAGTGACTTTGATGGCAATGGAAGGGGAGGGCACCGGGAAAGTGGATTTGGAACAGTTGTTTTAGTTAATAAACCAACTTTTCGTATCCTTCATAAGCTCAGAACTATTGCCCGACCATTTAATGCTGCTGTCGCTGACACAGGTGATTATATTGTTCATGACGCTGGATTTGGTTCTGCGCTGCAAGCTGATTTGATTGCTATTGATGTTGAAGGAAATGAAAAGTTTAGACGTCATTATGAAGCAAATATCTATAATATCGGAATTTCTCATTGTGGTAAATACGCATCGGTTCAGACAGCCGCAGCGCCCGGTAAAGATGGAAATATCCTTGAGGTAATAAATCTGTGGTCAAAAACAACAATATTTTCCATTAAACCTGAGTATGGATGGGCTGATAGTTATTTCTTCGATCTCGATGAAAATGGGGGGCTAAGATCGCTGAAAGTGAAATGCAAAAATATTGGATACTTCAGATACACTGCCATCGGTATTCCCATTGACGTGGAAGCGTATAAAGATGCTTGTCTATATAAAGGAAATTTCAACCTTAAAGTAGAGGCCGCGAGAGCGCTTTTAAGAGAACATCCCAGTGAGAAGAATGCTCAAAAAGCATTGAAAGCAATTGAAATGGCTCTTAATGAAGGAGCGAAAGACCGAACTGACTGGGCTGCAGCCGCATTTCGCATCAAAGGTGAAGCAAATGATTTACTTGGTAACTTTAGTGATGCTCTTGATGCCTATGAAAAAGCTTTGAGCTTTAATCCAAAAATAGGGGTTCAGAGACGAGTTAATGCTCTGCGTAAAAAATTACAGAGATTAAAATAAAACCAGCAAGTATCACGATAGAGAAATTTTTTCGGAACTACCTGTAGTGATTATGTTTCTATATACACCAAAGTTAGCTCCTCGTTCAAAGCAGACTAGATGTTGGCTTCCGTCGGACTTGGCGTATTTAAAGAAGTGCTGGTAGTGACTGGTTGTTGTATTCCATTTCTACAGAACAAAATCACAGAAACTATACCCAATAGTTGTATTGAATCACTGACGAGACAGCCTCATATTTATCAGGGCAGGTGCACGTCCAATACAGGAGGTTGTCGTGCTGGTTCTCAAGTGTGCGTTGGCTATTGCGGCTGTGGTGGCAATTTATTGTCTTGCTATTGTTCTTATGGATCGCCTTTCTGATTGATTTCATATTGGCGAAGTAAAGGGGGTTAAATAGTATGGCTGCGGGGGCTTGAGGCTATCTGCCTTGGGCATGAAAACCAAAGGCAGATAGAAAAAGTCCCAGTTGATATTACGCATCCGGCAAGAGGCTTAACATTAATCTGGGGCCCAATCTATGCCTTACAAACGTAGGTTAGTCTCTTACGTGCTGAAAGGCAAGAAGAAGCGGGCTATGAAGCAGCAAAAGGCGATGTTAATCACCCTGATCGTCATCTGTTTAACCGTTATAGTGACGGTACTGGTAACGAGGAAAGACCTCTGCGAGGTACGAATCCGAACCGACCAGACGGAGGTCGCTGTCTTCACAGCTTACGAACTTGGGGAGTAAGAGGACCAGCGGGGAGAAATCCCATAAGCGCTAACTTAAGGGTTGAACCATCTGAAGAATGCGACGCCTCGGTGCCTCGTTAAGACGATGCCTCGCGTTCTTCAATTGCGTTTTGTAGGCTGTCAGGGATACTGTCCCACGAATGGCCACCTGTAAGCTCCAGATGACCATTTTTGTTATTCTCCACAACGAGTTAGTTCTTCTTTTCGGATCCGGCACTTCTGGGGGGGAAATCCAGCGATGGCTGGATTATGTCGTCAATTAAAAATGCGGCGAGTAGATTAGCAAATATCCACGCTTTCGCGAGTTCAGGTTCCTTTGCACGCAAAGCATCCAGGTGCAGCAAACTTTTGAGCCGCTTAAAAGCCAGTTCAATTTGCCATCGCAGACGGTAACAATCAGCCACTTGCTCTGCTGAATATTCATCTTCCGGTAATGATGTTAGCAATAGCACATGGCCCGCTGCTTCCAGCGTTTCCGCCTGAACTACTCGTCCTTTTCGACGATTCTCGCTGAGCAGTCGGGTTTTACTGATTAATGCTTTTTCGGGAGGAAGTGATACGGCAATGAGACGTGCCGGAAAGGGAGCTCCGGCTTTTTTATTACCTGAATTGCCTATCATTACAGTGGTTTCACCGTTCTTACCGCAATCCAGCCCGCGCAGAAAACCCATCATGTCAAAGCGCATTCCTTCTGCAGTTAACCAGCGCAATCCTCGCCAGTGAACCCGGACGATATAATCAGCTTCTCCAAAAGCAAGTGAGCGGATACATTCGGGACGCGAACCGAATCCCCGGTCAGCAATGCGTATCTCGTCTGCCGTTTGCGCAAATCGGTCCAGCCGTTCAGCGTCTCTGCTGTCGGTTAGCTCAAAATCAGTGAACTGACAGGTATGAGGATCATATCCCATATGTAGTCGCCATTCAGCGCTGCCGCCCCCGGGCGCACTGATTGCTGTTCCATCGACAAGACGCAATCTCTTTCCGCTTGTACAACCCGTAACTGCGGCGCGTACAGCAAGTGTTTGTGCGGCAAGTATGCCAAACCAGTCGGCGGCATTCCGCAGCCGCTTCAGGAGAGCCACGTCAGATAATGTTGCAACGTCATGGAGCTGAGCCCATGCAGTGACTTCACGTAATGACATCCCCCCGGGGCCGTAAGCCAGCCCCAGACGTAGCAGAGTTGCAGCATCACGAATTTCGCGGCGGCGGGTTAGAGCCCCGGCATTACGTGCCGAAGTATCCAGTTCTTCGGGCTTACCAATATGGGCCAGAATTGCTGACCAGTTATCGTGAGAGTAATTCATCGGCACGTTAAATCATATCAGGCGTAATACCACAACCCTTAAGTTAGCGCTTATGGGAGAAATCCCCGCAACCTCTGATGTATTATGCATCCTCAACGCAGCCACAGTTAACCTGATTGGCGGGTTTACTTCATCTGTAAATATTTTTATAAAAATAATGCCCACGCACAGCATAAAACAAAAAGTATTACAGATAAAAAAGGAACGTAATGTACAGATTTGTTGTTTTCCATATTTACTCACCTTAATATGATTAACCCTGATAGGGCTGTTATTTCAGCAGTTTTCAAATGAGATATTATGGTGATCTGACAAATTTGCATAACATTAAAATTTAATTTGTTTAACCGCTTTTAATAATAAGCGTTGTTTGTATCCCAGCAATCTGTTGTTTGGTTTTTATTCCATTAAGGTGGGGGCTTTACACTGGAACCAGTTTATTTATACTTTATACGTCAGCCTGAACAACTGGCATCTGCTGCACTGCGCCATCGAGAGATTGAGAAATGGCGCATATACAACTGGTCAAACAAACTTCTTCTGGTTTACTTCTCCCGGCGACGCCGGAGAGTTGCGATTTTCTGCATCAAATCAAAATAGGTGAGTGGATACACGCAGACTTTAAGCGTGTGCGTAACTACGCATTCCACAAGCGTTTTTTCAAACTCCTGCAACTGGGATTCGATTACTGGACTCCGGTCGGTGGGGCGATCACGCCTCGCGAACGAGAACTGCTGTCTGGTTTCGTTGATTACCTGTGCGAATCAGTTGGTCGGGAACACACGCCAGCCCTGAGTGATGCCGCAGAGCAATACCTTAACACCGTTGCGACTCGTAGAACCCGGGATACGGCGTTGCTAAAGTCGTTTGAGGCTTTCCGCGAGTGGGTAACCATTCAGGCCGGATTTTACACCGAGCATATTTATCCGGACGGTAGCCGTGGGCGTCGGGCAAAATCCATCGCTTTTGCGAATATGGACGAAGTCGAGTTTCAGCAGGTTTATAAATCTGTACTGAATGTGCTGTGGAACTGGATTCTGTTCCGTAAATTCTCCTCTCAGGAGGAAGTTGAAAATGTGGCCGCACAACTACTGGAGTTTGCGTAATGGTGAATTTACGTAAAGCGGCTAAAGGCCAGATGTGCCAGATCAGAATCCCTGGCTACTGCAATCACAATCCCGAAACCTCTGTGCTGGCGCATTACAGGCTGGCGGGGACGTGCGGAACAGCGACAAAACCACACGATATGCAGGCGGCGATAGCCTGTAGCTCATGCCACGATCTAATCGACGGGCGGGTAAAAACCAGCGATTACACCAAAGAAGAATTGCGCCTGATGCATGCTGAAGGGGGTTTTCGCACACAAGAAATCTGGAGAAAGAAAGGTCATTTATGATTTACCCAACAAATACAGGTAAAAGCGGGGAACACCTTCGTCTCACCACGCTGGAAAGTGTCTGGATTCAGGGAAAACTGCGCATGTGGGGGCGCTGGTCGTATATTGGCGGCGGTAAGACGGGGAATATGTTCAACCAGTTGTTGGGCTCTAAAAAGCTGACAAAAACGGCAATTAACGAGGCGCTCCGGAGGATGAAAAAAGCAGGTCTGAACAAGTCTGAACTTGAGGCTTTTTTGCGGGATATGATTAACGGTAAGCAAAAGAGCTGGCTGGCGCATTGTACTGATGCAGAGGCGTTATGTATTGATCGGGTCATAAGTGAGGTGCTGGCAGAGCATCCAGGATTGATTAGCGTCCTTCGGCAACGGTATGAGGGGCGGGGGATGACCAAACGCAAAATGGCTGAATTGCTAAATGATGCACACCCAGAGTGGTGTTTTAGCACATGCGAAAAGCGAATTGCTAATTGGTTAGCCGTTGCTGAATATGCCCTGTATATTCCCATGCGAGAATCATTTGCTCAAAAAATAGCTTGATTTTTTACGCATAAATTGCTTCAATTCCGGTATGCTTCGCAAAGCTGTATCGCGAGGCGAACCAAGCGCATGAACTTTACCAGAACCCGCCATTGAGCGGGTTTTGTTGTTTCTGGGGGGCATTTCGTTAAATGAAGCTGTGTTGTGCGCAATTAGCTAATAACACGAATCGTGAATGTATATAATGCGCTTGTTCCTTCGATGGTGTATTCGAATAACGGATTACTGAATACAGCTATCCCATTAAGGGAACACCGCCATCTGCTCATCGGGAAGAGCCGACCATCATTTAAGTGGTAGGTGTGAGGTTCGATACCTCGGTGGCGGTTCTGTGCCGACTTAGCTCAGTAGGTAGAGCAACTGACTTGTAATCAGTAGGTCACCAGTTCGATTCCGGTAGTCGGCACCATATGCGGGTATCGTATAATGGTTATTACCTCAGCCTTCCAAGCTGATGATGCGGGTTCGATTCCCGCTACCCGCTCCAGCATTTGAAATAAGCCTTATTGTATTGCAGCACTGGCGTATTTTTATTACGTGGGAGCAGGTTGTTTCGAAAAAGCATTCTGTTCTCTGGCTATGATTTGAGGCCAGGTGTAGCCTCAGTGCTGATTTTTTTACGGCAGCAGAATGGTGCATTATCGGTGGAGATTTTGTATTTCCTTGCAGGGCCGGTGATGTGCCATCCCGATGTTGTAAACATCGCTAAAAATGACATTGAGATTAATCATATACTAAGCAAAACCTGGAAATACATCCTTTACCGCCTCCACCGGGCGGTTTTTTTTATTCTGAACCCTAAAAAAAGAAACACGGACACTGATAATGCCCGTGTGGCAATGCCATGTAAGTTAGCGATGAATATGGCGCAAAAAAAAGCGCGGCCGTCGGATTAACGCCGCGGGACAAAGTCCATGAAGACTCATAAGTATTGGCCCCCTTCTGGGGACATGTTCATACTACTAAGCTTCAGAAGTGGTTTAAATCATCAAATTAACCTTAATTTTCGATAAGTCTTATTTCATTTCTTTGCGCCACATCTGGCGCGCATCAAATAACGCCACGCAAAGGGCATCTGCGGATGCCGGTGCTTTTGACGGGGTGTTTTTTACGGGCCGCTGGTGGCCATTTTTTGTTTCCATTACACAGCGCCCGCATCTGCGAGGTGGGGGTTATGAAATCCATGGATAAGTTAACAACGGGTGTCGCCTATGGCACCTCCGCAGGCAGTGCTGGCTACTGGTTTTTACAGTTGCTCGATAGAGTAACTCCGTCACAGTGGGCTGCAATCGGTGTGCTGGGCAGTCTGGTTTTTGGCCTGCTGACGTACCTGACAAACCTTTATTTCAAGATTAAAGAAGATAAGCGCAAGGCTGCGAGAGGTGAATAATGCCTCCATCATTACGAAAAGCCGTTGCTGCTGCTATTGGTGGCGGAGCAATTGCTATAGCATCGGTGTTAATCACTGGCCCAAGTGGTAACGATGGTCTGGANGGTGTCAGCTACATACCATACAAAGATATTGTTGGTGTATGGACTGTATGTCACGGGCATACAGGAAAAGACATCATGCTCGGTAAAACGTATACCAAAGCAGAATGCAAAGCACTCTTGAATAAAGACCTTGCCACTGTCGCCAGACAAATTAACCCGTACATCAAAGTCGATATACCGGAAACAACGCGCGGCGCTCTTTACTCATTCGTTTACAACGTGGGTGCTGGCAATTTCAGAACATCGACGCTTCTTCGCAAAATAAACCAGGGCGATATCAAAGGCGCATGTGATCAGCTACGTCGCTGGACATATGCTGGCGGTAAGCAATGGAAAGGTCTCATGACTCGTCGTGAGATTGAGCGTGAAATCTGTTTGTGGGGTCAGCAATGAACAGAGTAACCGCGATTATCTCCGCTCTGGTTATCTGCATCATCGTCTGCCTGTCATGGGCTGTTAATCATTACCGTGATAACGCCATTACCTACAAAGCCCAGCGCGACAAAAATGCCAGAGAACTGAAGCTGGCGAACGCGGCAATTACTGACATGCAGATGCGTCAGCGTGATGTTGCTGCGCTCGATGCAAAATACACGAAGGAGTTAGCTGATGCGAAAGCTGAAAATGATGCTCTGCGTGATGATGTTGCCGCTGGTCGTCGTCGGTTGCACATCAAAGCAGTCTGTCAGTCAGTGCGTGAAGCCACCACCGCCTCCGGCGTGGATAATGCAGCCTCCCCCCGACTGGCAGACACCGCTGAACGGGATTATTTCACCCTCCGGGAACGACTGGTAATGATGCAGGCCCAACTTGAAGGTGCTCAGCAATACATAACCGAACAGTGTTTAAAGTAAAATCTTAACTACAATATGATTCATTTTGATGATTGTTTCATAAGGAACAGTGAAGTAAGATCTAAGAGGAGTTAAATTTTATACAGTATAATCATAATATTGCAGCAAGGTGGTTATAATTGAAAGAATATTTAGATATGAATACATCTCATGTAAGAGTTGTTACTCATATGTGTGGGTTCCTGGTTTGGCTCTATAGTCTTTCAATGTTGCCACCAATGGTTGTAGCATTGTTTTATAAAGAAAAAAGCCTGTTCGTTTTCTTTATAACTTTCGTTATATTTTTTTGCATTGGTGGCGGAGCGTGGTATACAACTAAGAAATCTGGCATTCAATTACGTACCCGTGATGGGTTTATTATAATTGTAATGTTTTGGATTTTGTTTTCTGTTATTAGTGCATTCCCTTTATGGATTGACTCAGAACTTAATTTAACGTTCATTGATGCTCTGTTTGAAGGGGTTTCTGGAATAACAACAACAGGAGCAACTGTAATTGATGATGTTAGTTCATTACCTCGGGCATATTTGTACTATCGGTCACAGTTAAATTTTATAGGTGGTTTAGGAGTTATTGTTCTGGCGGTTGCTGTATTGCCATTATTGGGTATTGGTGGTGCAAAGCTTTATCAGTCAGAAATGCCGGGGCCATTTAAGGATGACAAACTCACTCCCCGCCTGGCCGATACGTCACGGACACTGTGGATAACTTATTCTTTATTAGGTATTGCTTGTATTGTCTGTTATAGACTTGCAGGAATGCCTTTGTTTGATGCTATTTGTCACGGGATTTCCACAGTTTCGCTTGGTGGTTTCTCAACTCATAGCGAGAGTATCGGATATTTTAATAACTATTTGGTTGAGCTGGTGGCTGGTTCTTTTTCCCTGCTATCGGCTTTCAACTTCACTCTTTGGTATATTGTTATTAGCAGGAAAACGATAAAACCTTTAATCAGAGATATTGAACTTCGTTTCTTTCTGTTAATAGCCTTAGGGGTGATCATTGTTACCTCTTTCCAGGTCTGGCATATAGGTATGTATGACTTGCATGGAAGTTTTATTCATTCGTTTTTTCTTGCCAGCTCCATGCTCACTGATAATGGTTTAGCTACGCAGGATTATGCAAACTGGCCCACGCACACGATAGTGTTTTTGCTGTTGTCAAGTTTCTTTGGGGGATGTATAGGTTCAACTTGTGGTGGAATTAAGTCACTTCGATTTCTTATACTTTTCAAACAAAGCAAACACGAGATAAATCAGCTTTCTCATCCCAGAGCGTTGTTGAGTGTAAATGTAGGAGGGAAGATAGTTACAGATCGTGTAATGAGGTCTGTATGGAGTTTCTTTTTTCTTTATACTCTCTTCACGGTGTTTTTTATACTGGTGTTAAATGGTATGGGATATGATTTTCTTACATCATTTGCAACAGTGGCTGCATGTATTAATAATATGGGATTAGGTTTTGGGGCTACTGCATCGTCATTCGGAGTGCTTAATGACATTGCAAAATATTTAATGTGCATAGCTATGATTCTTGGTCGCCTTGAAATTTATCCTGTTATTATATTGTTTTCAGGTTTTTTTTGGCGCTCCTAATATATGGCTGATTTATAATTGTGAGTTTAATATTATATTGACTCACTCATTGATCCAATACCTAACTTTACCAGCAACACCTCCGCCCCCAGTAGCACTGGCTGCTGGGGTGCGTTTTATTCATAAAGCAAGGCTGTATGAGCGAGAAATTAAAGATAGTCTATCGCCCATTACAAGAATTGTCACCGTATGCGCACAACGCCAGGACGCACAGTACTGAGCAGGTGGCACAACTGGTAGAAAGTATTAAGCAATTCGGCTGGACTAATCCGGTGCTGATTGACGAAAAGGGCGAAATTATTGCGGGTCACGGTCGTGTTATGGCGGCTGAAATGCTCAAAATGGATTCTGTTCCGGTCATTGTTCTGTCTGGCCTGACGGATGAGCAGAAAAAGGCGTACCGCCTGGCAGATAATCGCCTACCGATGAATGCTGGCTGGGATGAAGATCTATTGCGGATGGAGCTGTCGGACCTAATCAATGCTGATTTTGATGTCTCCCTGACAGGCTTCGGCCCGACAGAAATTGATGAACTGTTGACGGATGTTTTGCCCGGTACAGGAAATAAGGAGGAGCCGTATACGACGAAAATTGATACGCCTGTTTATGAGCCGTCGGGCGGTAAACCGGATATCAGTGAACTGTACGACGATACGAAAACTCAGGAGCTGATCAGCCGGATACGTTCGGCGTCCCTTGATCCTGATATTGAGAAATTCCTCCTGTGTGCGGCAGAACGTCACACGGTGTTTAATTTCAGCAGAATTGCGGACTATTACGCTCATGCCCCCGCTGAAATTCAGTGCCTTTTCGAGGAGTCGGCGCTGGTGATCATTGATTATCAGCAGGCTATTGAAAATGGATTTGTCCGAATGACGCAGCGCATGGTGGCGATCATGCATAGCGGGGAGGAGGAATATGCGTGATGATTTTTGCGCCTTTATTCTGACTCACGGGCGACCGGACAAAGTTCTGACTTACCGGACGTTGCGTCGTGCTGGCTATACCGGGAAAATTTTTATCGTTGTTGATGATGAAGATAAGACACGGCATCAGTACATGGCTGAATTTGGTGAACAGGTGCTGGTATTTTCCAAAGCCGATATTGCCAGTCGTTTTGACGAAGCCGATAATTTTGGTGACCGCCGCTCAATTTTTTACGCCCGTAATGCCTGTTTCGACCTGGCAAAACTGGTCGGGTGTAAATACTTCATTCAGCTCGATGATGATTATCACGAGTTCCAGTTTCGGGTGGATCGCAACTATGACCAGGCCTATTTCCCGATAAGGAAACTGGATGCGATCCTTTCTGAAATGCTGGCGTATTACGAATCAATACCCGCGCTTTCCATCGCTATGTCGCAGGGCGGGGATTTTCTTGGTGACAATGGCGGCCATGCTTCGTGGGTGAAACGCAAGGCAATGAACAGCTTTATCTGTTCGGTTGATCGACCGTTCTCATTCATGGGGCGCATTAACGAGGATGTGAATACGTACACGAATCTCGGTCGCTGTGGTGAATTGTTTATGACGATCGGTGCTGTCCAGTTAGGGCAGAAACAGACGCAGAAAAACAGCGGCGGAATGACCGAGCTGTATCTGGATTCCGGAACCTACGTTAAAAGTTTTTACTCCGTCATGTATGCGCCGTCGTGCGTAAAAATCTCACTGATGGGTGCCAGCCATAAACGCATTCACCATCAGGTCACCTGGAACAACGCTGCAGTAAAAATCCTTCACGAAAAATACAGGAAGAAGACACCCTGCATATCAATGGGGGTGACAAATGATTCCGTATTCGAAAGTCGAGTCTCTGGCAGCGTGCCGGATGACTGCACAACAAATCGCTGACGTTCTGGATGTTGATCTGAACCGACTGAAAGAAAATCGGGAAGCAATGACAGATTTTTATGCGGCCATCCGTAAGGGCAGAGCGAAAGGTGAAGCCGAGTTACGAGCGGCATTGTTTAAGCTTGCCAGAAAAGGGGATGCCTTTGCTCTGCGCGAACTACTCAGGGTGGATAAAAATCAGGACTAACTGATGAGCAGACCGGACTGGGGGGCGTTGCAGCAGGAGTATATTGCTGAATACACCCGCTCCGGTATATCTCCGGTGGCATGGTGTGAAGCAAGGGGACTGAACTACGCAACAGCCCGTCGTTACATCAAAAAAACTCCGAAAAATGCGCAGAAAGAAATGCGCAAAACTGCGCAAAAAAGTGCGCGAAAAAAAACTGCGCAGACTGCGCAAAGGCAGAACGGAAAATCTCAGAAAAAAAAGGCTGTATCCGATGCACTCCTGATTGAGGGGGACACGGAAGAAATTTCGTTCTGCCCCGATGAATTCGGTATTTCTGACCAGCAGGCAAAATTCGCCATGTTGGTTGCTCAGGGGAAAAAGCCGACAGAGGCATACCGACTGGCTGGTTATGAGGGGCAAGGTGCGACAGCTAACAGCAACGCCAGCCGTATGCTTAGAAATGCCAGGGTTTATCGTGCTATCAGCTACTTCCGCAATCAGTACCAGAAACGCTATACCGCAGACCTGGATTTACTGGTGAGCCAGTTGATGGCCATTGTCCAGGCCGACCCCAATCAGTTGGCACAATTTCGCCGTGTTAACTGCCGTTATTGCTGGGGCGAGAATCATCTCTACCAGTGGCGTGATATTGCAGAATTCGATAAGGCTGCGGCACAGGCCTCCAGAGATGGTAAACCCGAGCCGGAATATGGAGGCCTCGGCTTTGTTGATAACGCCATACCCAATCCGGATTGCCCGAAGTGCTGCGGTGAGGGAACGGGACAGCTTTATATGGCTGATACCACACTGCTTGATGGGGATGCGCGGCAATTATATGCAGGGTCAAAGCTCGGAAAATACGGTGTTGAGATCCTGCTGGAGGATAAGGCTGCCGCCCGGCGTGAATTGTTGCGTTTGCTTTCTGCTGGCGGGGCATTATGTGCAGATAAACGGCTACAGGAACTGGAAATTGAACGGCGCAGAATAGAAAACCAGAAGCTGCGCAAAGAGATCGAAACGGTGGAGGATAATGAACATCCCCAGCCTGTGGCGATCAATATTAATGTGGTTGATGCCAGATTAAGGAGTGATGAAGATGATCTCTCCGACGCTTAATGTGCCTCAGGCGCGATTTCTTTCAATGCCCCATAAATTTAAAGCCTATATTGCTGGTTTTGGCTCGGGCAAAACATGGGTTGGGTGTGGCGGCATATGCAAGGGGATTTGGGAGCATCCAGGTATAAATCAGGGATATTTTGCGCCAACGTATCCCCAAATTCGCGATATTTTTTACCCTACAGTGGAAGAAGTTGCTGCTGACTGGGGATTGAACGTAAAAATTAATGAGGGAAATAAAGAGGTTCACTTTTATTACGGACGCCAGTATCGGGGAACCACTATCTGCAGATCGATGGAGAAGCCACAAACGATCGTCGGTTTCAAAATTGGTAATGCGCTGGTGGATGAACTGGATATTTTGCCGAAGGAAAAAGCCAGAACGGCGTGGCGCAAGATAATTGCGCGTATGCGTTATAAGATTGATGGACTTCGCAACGGTATTGACGTTACAACCACGCCGGAAGGATTCAAATTTGTCTACGAGCAGTTTGTTAAAGCCGTGCGTGAAAAAACAGAGCTGGCCTCACTGTATGGTCTGGTGCAGGCATCTACTTTCGATAATGAAAAGAACCTGCCAGCAGATTACATTCCTTCACTTCTTGAATCATACCCTCCAGGGTTGATTAAAGCCTATCTTCTAGGACGGTTTACTAACCTGACAAGTGGTACTGTTTACCATCAGTTTGACCGGAAACTGAATAATTGCGAAGAAGTGGAGCAGCCAGGGGAGCCGATTTATATTGGGATGGATTTTAACGTTGGAAAGATGGCGGGAATCGTCCATGTGCTGCGTTTGGGGCTTCCATGTGCGGTAACTGAAATCATCAATGCCTACGATACGCCGGATATGATCCGCCTCATTAAAGAACGCTTCTGGCCGTATGACGGGCATGATTACCGGAAAGTGAGGGAGATTTATATTTATCCAGATGCTTCCGGAGATTCCAGAAAATCAAGTAACGCAAGTACGACGGATATAGCCCAGCTTAAGCAGGCAGGTTTTAACGTTGTGGTGAACAGCTCGAACCCGCCAGTAAAAGATCGCGTTAACTCAATGAATGCAATGTTCTGCAATGCCAATGGTGAGCGTCGCTATAAAGTTAATGTGAAGCGTTGTCCGGTATATGCCGAATCTCTGGAGCAACAGGTCTGGGATGATAAGGGGGAGCCTGATAAAAAATCTGGCAATGATCACCCGAATGATGCCGGAGGTTATTTCATCGTTAAGCAATTCCCTATTGTCAAACCGACCGGAAGAGTCACATCACTTCGGATTTAATTATGGCTGATATATCAACACCCAACCTCGACTATAACGATATGCTGGAGGCGTGGGATATTAACGACGCATTGATGGGCGGTACGCTTGAAATGCGCAGGCAGGGGGAAAATTATCTCCCCAAATGGCCTAATGAAGATGAAGACGCTTATAAAAAACGCCTGTCTGTGGCTACGCTACTTCCTGTGTATGAAGAAAGCATCAAACAAAATATTGGGCGCATATTTGCAGAGCCGACAGTATTGAGTGAGGAAACGCCGGAAAAAATCAGGGAATATGCAGAAAATATCGACATGGAGGGGAGCCGACTGGATGTGTGGGCGCAGCAATTTTTCAGTCTCGCATTTCAGTATGGTGTGGCACATGCGCTGGTGGACTATCCACGAACGGATATGAACGAGATTCGGACAAAAGCCGATGAAAACGCGGCCGGTGGTCGCCCGTACGTTACGATGCTGAATCCACGCCAGGTTATTGGATGGAAATCGAAAGTTGAAAAAGGGAAAGTTGTTCTCACTGATTTGCGTATAAAAGAGGTCATCATTATTGATGGTGATGATTTCGGGCAGAAGAAGGTGGAGCAGATCCGCCATATTATGCCCCGTCGAGTAGAAATTTATCGACGCAGCGAAGGTACTAATGGCGAATCTGTCTGGATGCTTCATGAGTCATGGAATACCAGCCGTGATGATATTCCTCTGGTAACACTGTATACGAAGAAAACAGGGTTTATGCGTGGTACACCGCCATTGCTTAATCTTGGCTTGCTGAATATCAAGCACTGGCAAAGCCAGAGCGAGCAGGACAATATTCTTCATGTTGCCCGCGTTCCATTGCTGGTGGCCTACGGGCTGGACAGGAATGAAGAACTGACGGTTGGTGCATCCACCGCTACGATTTTTGAGGACAGAACAAAAAATGGCCTCGAATATGTTGAACATAGTGGCGCAGCGATAGAATCTGGCGAAACATCACTTGAGAAGCTGGAAAATCAGATGCGTCATGCCGGCGCTAAACTTCTGCGGGCTGAAAATACATCCACCAAATCTGTTGATCAGACTAATGAAGAGCGGATGCAGGAACACTCGCCGCTTTATACAATGGCGAACTCCCTCGAAGATGCCCTCGATAATATTCTCCAGATAATGGCGGAATGGAGCGGAGAGAGTTGCGGTGGCAATGTGGATGTGCGCACTGAACTGGATGTATCTGCCCAGGTGTTTGACTCATCCTCCGCGCTGGCTGTTCAGTCATTGCGTCAGGGCGGTGATATACGTCAGATTGATGCGGTTCGGGTGTTGCAGGCGTTGAAATTTATCGATCAGGATTCCCGTCCAGAGGAAGTGATCGATGAATTAAAAAATCAGAGTGTAATGCTGATGGAAATCAATGATGCAAACCGTGAATGAACGGCTGCGTGATGAATCAATTGCTCATGCAGTCTGGATATCCCGCTATAGCACTGGTGTGGCTGCCAGAATGGTGAAAATACTGAATGACAGCGATGCGGAGCTTACAGCTCGCCTGCTGGTAGCACTGGACAGCCTCGATCCTGGTAGTTTTACCGTTACGCGCCTGGAGTCACTTCTGGCGAGTGTCAGAGAGGTTAACCGCGCTGCTATTAACAGCATGTTTACCAGTCTCTCCGGAGAGCTGAACGAGCTGGCAATTTATGAGGCTGGTTATCAGTTAAGTCTGTTTGATTCTCTGCTACCTGATTTTGTTGCTGATGTTCACCCTCTGGTTGGTATATCTTCTGATGCACTTTACGCCGCTGCAATGGCGCGACCATTCCAGGGACGACTGCTCAGTGAGTGGGCCTTGGATCTTGAGGCGGATCGGCTCAGACGCATAACAAATACGGTGCGTCAGGGTTTTTTGCTGGGGGATACCAATGAGCAGATCGCAAGAAAAATTCGGGGACATGTCAGCAAGGGATTTCAGGATGGTGCATTGCAGATGAGCCGGGCTAATGCGGCCAGCATTGCAAAAACAGCGGTTGGACATCTTGCTGCTACTGCCCGTGAGAGTTTTGCCAGCGCGAATAATGATTTGATTAAGGGTAAGCAATGGTTATCAACGCTTGATAATCGTACTACGCCACAATGTCGAATCAGGGATCGCCTCAAATATACGCTGGATAATAAACCTGTAGGTCACAGTGTGCCTTATTTGCATGGGCCGGGAAAAATTCATTTCTGCTGCCGCTCAACGGAAACGTTCATTCTGAAATCAGCGAAGGAACTGGGTATTGATGTTCGTGATATTTCCCCGGCTGAGCGGGCCAGCATGGATGGCGTGGTGGCCGGAGATACAACCTACAGGGAATGGTTTTTGCGTCAGCCTTACACCAGACAAAAACAGATTGTGGGGGAAACCCGGGCAAAGCTGATTCGGGATGGCGGTATGTCGCCAGATGAATTTTACACCGATAAAGGCGAATGGCTGACGCTGAAGCAACTCCGTGAGCGTGATGCACAGGTATTCAGAAAAGCAGGGATTTAAATAAATCATTTATTACAACAGGCTACCTTCGGGTGGCCTTTTTTATTGCTGCGATCCGGATGGTGAGCAGCGTAACTGTCGGAAGACTTAAACCAGGTACTAATATGAAACTGAAAACGGTCGAGATTAACGGAAAACAATACGCAGAAATTGATACTGCTGGCCTGCCAGTTTATGTGCACGACGATGGTAAAGAAATCGGCTTCGATGCACCGCTGGCGATAAAAAAAATTACAGAGCTTAATGGCGAGGCAAAAAATCATCGCCTGGCTAAAGAAGCTGCAGAGGAAAAACTGGCTAAGTTTGCCGCTATCGAAGACCCGAAGAAGGCGATCGAGGCACTGGAAATGCTGTCAAAAATCGACCAGAAAAAGCTGATCGATGCGGGACAGGTTGACCAGGTTAAGGCAGAAATTACGAAAAATTTTCAGCAGCAATTAGATGAAGAAAAGCAACGCTCTCAGATGCTGGAGACGCAGCTTTACGATTCTATGATTGGCGGTAGTTTTGCGGGTTCAAAATATATTGCCGATAAAATTGCGATCCCGGCAGATTTATTACAAGCCCGCTTCGGGCAGGCATTCAAAGTGGAAGAAGGGAAGATCGTTGCTTATGACGCTTCCGGCAACAAAATTTATTCCCGCGCGAAGCCTGGCGAACTGGCGCAGTTTGATGAGGCGCTGGAGTTCCTCGTCGAAAATTACCCTCAGAAAGACTACATCCTGAAAGCCAGTGGCAACAATGGCGGCGGCTCCCGTCCGACACAGCATGATGTTGGTCAGAAAACGATGAAACGCTCTGCTTTTGATGCACTGGATGTTGCAGGTAAGCAAAACGCATTGAAAGACGGTATCACAATTGTTGATTAACACATTTGTCAGCTTCCGGATGGGAGCTGGTGTCAGGGCTGGATAGCTCATTACTCCATCTATTCACAATTACGCAAATTTTTAAGGAATATTTAATTATGGCTGGAAATACCCTGACCGGGTTGATCCCGACTATTTATACCGCCCTGGATATTGTATCCCGTGAGCAGGTAGGTTTTATCCCTGCGGTAGCAAAAAACGCAAAAGCTGACGCCGCAGCAAAAGATCAGACGGTAACCGCGCCAGTTGCGCCTGAGGCGAAAACCGAAGATATCGTACCGGGGCCGTCAGCTCCGAATACCGGTGATCAAAATATTGGCACTGTTGATGTGAAAATTACTAAATCCAAAATGGCACCGGTTAAATGGAATGGTGAAGAACAACTGGCTCTTGGCCCTTCAGGGACTTACAACACCATTCTGGCTGATCAGTTCAAGCAGGCTTTTCGCGCCCTTGCAAACGAGGTTGAGGCTGATCTTGGTGCGTTGTATTTCGGTGCTTCCCGCGCCGTGGGAACCGCAGGGACAACGCCGTTTGGTGTTAAAGATGATCTTTCTGATGCTGCTCTGGCTCGTCAGGTTCTGGAGGATAACGGCGCACCGACAACCGATCTGCAGATGGTGCTTGGCTCCACTGCCATTGCTAATTTGCGCGGAAAACAGTCTGTACTGTTTAAAGTGAATGAATCCGGCACTGAACAGCTACTGCGTGAGGGCGTGTTGGGGCGTCTGGAGGGATTCAATATTCACAGTTCGGCAGGTGTAAAACGAGCGCCAAAGGTTGCTGCAACTGGTTATCTCGTGAATGGCGAGAAAAAAGAAGGCGATGTTCTTATTTCCATTGATACTGGTTCGGGGAGTATTTCTGCAGGTCAGATTGTTACGTTCGCTGGCGATCCGAATCAGTATGTTGTGGCAGCAGCGACCAGCAATCTGATTACTCTTGCAGCGCCCGGACTGCGTCAGGATCTGGCCGATGATACTGCAATCACAGTTGTTGGCTCCTTTACTGCAAATATGGCGTTTGATCGCAACGCGTTTCTGCTGGCATCCCGTACTCCGGCAATGCCGGAAGGTGGCGATAATGCTGATGATGTAATGAATGTTACGGACCCGATTTCAGGGATTACGTTCCAGATTGCACTGTATCGTCAGTATCGCCAGGTGCGCTATGAAGTTGGACTGGCATGGGGTGTTTCATCAGTGAAGCCGGCACATGGTTGTCTGATTCTTGGTTAAACATTCAAACGGGGCTTCGGCCCCATTTTTAATGGGGGGCATATGGCCGGATTAACTAAAGAGCAAAGAGCACAGCGTGAAGCCGCACAAAAAACGCAAATTGAGTTAGTGGTTATGGTGACCGATTATCAGATGTTTCCCGGCGCACCAACTATCGCTAATGTTCATCCTGATGAAGTTGACAACTGGAAGGCTATGGGCTGGAAAACTCAGGAGTAACACATGATCACTTACGTGACCTGTGATGACGTTGATAATGCGTTTGGGAACGCCTGGACGAGTGAGAACGCTAAAAATAAAGCTGTTTTAATGGCTAATGCCTGGCTTAATGGCTTCAACCTGAAAATTAACCCATCCCGTATTCCGGAAGAGGTAAAACTTGCGGGAGCATATGCAGCCAGAATTGCCTCATTCGGTAAGTTGTTTCAGCAGAAAAATGATTCTGGCGTTGTTATCAGTAAAGCCGTGTCGGCTGACGGGGTCAGTGTATCGAAATCATTTTCTGAGTTGCCAGCAAACAGCACTGCATTGCTTGAACCCGATTTACAGCTTGCGATAGCACTGCTGAAACCGTACGGACTTAGTCGCTCACAAGTCAGGGTTGTGAGGGGGGGATAATGGGGCTTCGTGAAGAGATTCAGTCAGAGGTTGCCGCTGCTTTTGATGAGGATTTAGCGGACGCCGTGAGTGATTTTTCTGGTTCTTACGTTACGCACCGGCACTGGGATCCTGTGACGGAAACTGGCGGCGAATCCACCGAAATCTATACCGGGCGAGGCGTGTTGACACGTTATAAGCTGGGCAGAATTGATGGGATTAATATTTTGCATGGTGACCTTAAATTAACCGCTCTGGTATGCGAGGTTACGGATAAACCAGCTGTCGACCATATTATTGAGATTTATGATCCTGTATCAAGGCAGTTACAACGATACGAGGTAATTACAGCAAGTGTAGATCCTTCCGCATCAGTTTACTCTATCCAGTTAAGGAGAGCGTAAATGGCAAAGGCATGGGATATAGAACCGTCAATATTTGCCGGGATGATTGAGGAAGATGTAGGGCTGAAGATTCGCTACATCGCTATTCAGATTCTTACTGCTATTGATATTGCTGCTCCGGTTGATACCGGACGTTTCAGAAATAACAACCTGGTGTCGTTACAGCATCCCGATTTTGGTATATCTGATAACGTGGATCCGAACGGTACGATTGCTGTTCAGCGTGGGATCGGGGTTATTTCGAAAGCTGCAAATTACGGAGTTATTTATATCCAGAATAACCTTCCTTATGCAGAGGCTCTTGAAAACGGTCATTCACAACAAGCGCCAACTGGCGTGTATGCCAACGCTTTTCATGGTGTTTTACAGGCTTACAAATGACGTTTACTGAAATCAGAAATACGGTTATTTCCAGAATGACGGCACAGACGATTATTGATGGAAAAGACGTATTGTATCCGAACGCGCCAACGTTCGATCCTTCCGGTAAGTTAATCTGGGCGCGGTTAAGTAATATTCCCGGGCAGGCTGGAGTTAATGAAATTGGCGCGGGGCCGATTGTTTATCGCACGGGGATAATCATTATTCAGTTATTTGTCCCCGCAGGTTCTGGTTCAAAACTCATTACTGAGACAGCCGATAAATTGCGGGAACTGTTTGAGTTTCAGGATGACGATCGTCTCAGTTACCAGGCTGTTTCCTCAATAGCCGTTGGCGAAAAGAATGGCTGGTTCCAGCTTAATCTTCAAATTCCATATCGCGCGCTCTAGCGCAATTAATGACATAGGAGGCTCCTGTGAGTTCAGGTGCAAAGGTTATCTCGGCATTTATCCGGGAGACGGTTGCAGGCACTACGCCAGCAAGTGGTGACTGGAGTTTATTAAAACGCACAAGCTGGGGAGTAAAACCCACCCAGAATAAAGGCGAAAATAATGAGATTGGTGGCTCCCGGATGGCTCAGGGGGCGACGCCTGGCACTGTGGATGTCGGCGGTGATGTTGGTACCAAATTTCGCTGGGGTCAACATGATGATTTTCTTGCATCCTGTTTCGGCGCGGAATGGTCAGGCGATTCTCTGACAATGGGGAATGAGCGAATAACATTTTCTCTGGCGACCTATGCGTCCGATGTCGGAATTGCCTCTGTCGTCAGAGGAGCGCAGGTTGGCTCATGGAAAATGCAGATCCCTAACGACGGCGATATTACAGCGACCGTAACCTTTGCCGGACTGGACTGGGAATCAAAGGCCGATGATACGAATTTTATCAAAGGCGAACCTGTGGATAGTGCAGGAAAGCTACGTTATTCGTTTAAGGAGGTTTCAGCAGTAAGCCTGAATGGTGTTGCCGGAGGTAACGGTTTTTGTATCGACAGTTTTGATATTCAGTTCGATAACAAACTCCAGACACAGCGTTGTATCGGGACTGGCTCGCCTTATGCAGGAGCAAATATTCCGACTACTTTTACACCGTCCGGTACGGTGACGCTTTCATGGTCTAAAGCCGCGTGGGAAATCTGGAGTAAAACACTGACTGGAGAAACAGTTCCGTTCAGCTTCACGCTTTCGAATGGAGAGGGGGCATACACTTTCAGTTTCCCGAAGGTTCAGGTGTCAGGTGAATGGCCTGATGGGGGTAATAGCGACATTATCCAGGTTCAATTGAGCATTACCGCAGCAGATGAAGCACCTACGATAACCAGAAAAAAAAATTCCCCGGCTGCCGTGATCGCAAAAGCCAGTGCTGAGGCGATTAGTTGATTTTCCGTTATTCCTCCTGTGGTACTGCCCTACAGGGGGACGCATTGAATGAGGTTATGGATGTTTATTCTTAATCAGAAAATTATCATTGGTGGAGAACGCTGGTTTACGCCAATGAAGGACTTAAAACCTGTAGACGGGTTAAAACTGTTGGTGGCAAGCAGCGATAACGATCAGTATCGCTCCCGTAATGCATTAATCCGTCGCCACATTGAGAAAATGGATGCCAGTTTGCACGTCGGAACGAAGGAGTTTGATATTTCAAAGGTTTCCGAGGTGGATTCTGTTGATGATTTACTCATTGATAATGCCGCTCGTTATCTGCTGAAAGACTGGAAAGGGGTTGGTGAACTGGTTAATGGTGTTGAGGTTGCACTGGAATATACGGCAGAACGAGGGATCGCGCTGCTTAAGCAGAATCCAGAGTTGTACTGGCAGATCCTTGCAGAAGCAGCCAGCATCGCCCAGGGTAAAGAGCAGCAGAAGCAGGATACGATAAAAAAGCCATAGCTGCCCAGCGGTGGTTATCGGAGTTCGGGGGAGAAAGGGGGGAAAAGGCAAGATGGAAGCGAGAAAAACTCAGGTTGCCACCGATACCGGAACCAGAAATAGACCCGGTGCTTAAGGAGTTGTTGTACGCCTATTCGGTAATATCCCGTGCCCGACGTTATGCTGGAATGGCTGGGGTGCCTTTGCCTTTATCTCTGACAGAGATAAATGAATATTTAGCCACTCATCCGGTATTGATTGAGCGCGATGAATTTGAAGCAGTGATCTTTGCACTGGATGACCAGTATTTTCAGGAGCAGTGTGTGTAGTTGTTAATTACGTACACTCTGTTACAGAGATGTGATGGTGTCTTTAATTAAATCGATGATGCTCCTGGAGAAAAGCATTGCGTGGCCTCGTAATCGCTATATCTACTATTATGTCGCCTGAAACCCACTTCGCGGTGGGTTTTTTGTTGTCAGGAGTTTTAATAAATGGCAGAGCAAACCTCGCGTCTCGCAATAATTATTGATAGCACTGGAGCGAAAAATAATGCTGACAATCTGACCTCCTCATTAGTCAAAATGACGCAGGCTGGGGAAACTGCTGCAAATAGCGCAGGGAAAGTGACTAAGGCAACAGAAGATGAGAAGAACGCGCTCGCAAAATTAAAAGTAGCTATTGATCCAGTTGGTGCCGCAATTGATACTGTCGGTCGACGCTATTCTGAATTAAAGAAATTTTTCGATAAAGGGCTTATTGATAAAGAAGAATATGAATTTCTTGTCCGTAAACTTAATGAAACCACAGAGGAATTGAGCGGGGTTGCGCAAGCGCAGAGAGAAGCCGAGAAGGCCGGAAAACTTGCTGCCGCCCAGCAGGAAGCGCAGGCTCAGGCCTTTCAAAGAATGCTGGACAAGATCGACCCTCTGGCTGCGGCGCTAAGAAATCTTGAACAACAGCATGATGAACTTAATGCTGCGTTTGCATCCGGGAAAATAAATGGTTCTCAGTTTGAGAATTATAGCCGAAAAATACAGGAAACACGGCGAGAGCTTACCGGAGAGGCTCAGGCAGAGCGAGAAGCAGCAAAAGCGCATGATGAACAGGTTGTTGCTTTGCAACGTCTGATTGCTCAACTTGATCCTGTCGGAACTGCTTTTAATCGTCTGGTAGAACAACAGAAACAGCTCAATGAAGCAAAAGCTAAGGGGATGCTTTCTCCTGAAATGTATGAGGAGCTTTCTGGAAAACTTCGTGCTATGCGGAGTGAGCTTGAGGTTACTCAATCACAATTAAGCAAAACCGGAATGTCGGCAAAACAAACGGCTTTTGCTATGCGCATGTTGCCTGCACAAATGACGGATATTGTTGTTGGGTTGTCCACTGGTCAGTCGCCATTTATGGTGTTAATGCAGCAGGGCGGCCAGCTAAAAGATATGTTCGGTGGGATTGGCCCGGCGATCAAAGGTGTAGGTTCTTATGTGCTGGGATTAGTTAATCCTTTTACCCTAGCCGCAGCAGCCGTTGGGGTCTTAGGACTGGCTTACTATAAAGGCTCTCAGGAGCAGGACGAATTTAATAAATCTCTTATTCTTACCGGAAATCAGTTGGGGACAACCAGCGGGCAATTGGGCGATATAGCTCAACGTGCCGGGAATGCGGCTGATTCGACAACTGGTGCTGCGGCGGCAGTATTAAATCAGCTTGTGCGTTCGGGAAAGGTAGCGAGCAGTTCGCTGGAGCAAGTGACGACAGCGATAGTAAAAACGAGCGAAGTAACAGGAATATCAACCGAACAACTGGTTAATGACTTCAATGAAATTACAAAGGATCCTGTCAGTGCCATATCAAAACTTAATGATCAGTACCATTTTCTGACACTTGCGACTTATAACCAGATTAAGGCGCTACAGGATGAAGGGAACCAGCAGGAGGCCGCCCGCATTGCGACAGAAGAATACTCATCCTCAATGATCCAGCGCACCAACCAGATTAAAGAAAATCTTGGTTATCTTGAGACTGCATGGAAAGCTGTCGCAGACTCCGCAAAATGGGCATGGGATTCCATGCTGGATATTGGCCGTGAGACCTCCCTTGATCAAAAAATCTCAGATGTTCTCCGTCAAATTGATGAAATAGAAAAAAATACCCGACCCGGAGTTTTCGGGTTAGGTGGCATTGGAGATGGCGGAGCTCAAAATAAAAGGCTGGCACGATTAAAGCAGCAATTGGGCGTACTTCAAGCAGAAAAAATTGCTCAGGACGTACTAAATTCATCAATAAACGATTACAACAAGCGACAACAGGAAGGAATTGAACTCAGACAGAGAGCAGATGCCTTTTCAAAACAATATCAGACCCGGGAGCAGCAGAGAGCTAGTGAACTTGCAAAACTGGAAAAGCTAAAGAATCAGTATTCAAAGGAAGAATATAATAATCTTATCGCTCAAATAAATGAGCGTTATAAAGATCCAAAGCAACCAAAGGCGAAAGGTTATTCTGATGATGCAGCCCAACGAATGATTGATCATCTGAATCAACAGAATGCGTTACTAAGTTCACAAGCTGAGTTGACCGTTAAATTAAGTTCCTCTGAACAGGAACTGGTTAAGTGGCGTCAGCGGATTGCCGACCTAGAGTCACGACCATCAACGAAATTAACCCAGGATCAGAAATCGCTTCTCTTACACCGGGAAGAAATAACCGCGTTGATGGAGAAAAATGTTGCGATTGAAAAAAATAACAGGCTAATCAAGGAATCCGCCGAAATAACAGCATGGCGTGATTCATTGCAGGCTTCGATTGATAATCGTCAGCAGGGGTATGATATTCAGATTGCTGGTTATGGGGTTGGCGATAAAAATCAGCAACGCCAGCAGGAATTACTGCGGATTGAACATGGATATAACAATCAGCGTCTGCAACTTGAACGTGACTATGCAGATAAATCCCGTGGAATGTCAGATCATGTTTTTCAAGAGAAAATGCAGGCTCTGAATGATGCTCTGGAACGGGAAAAAGAAATTGTCAGACAGAAAAACGAGCAGCTCGATATTCAGGCAGGAGACTGGGTTAGTGGTGCCTCCCAGGGATTCAATAACTGGCTGGATGACACTAAGGATATCAGTGAGCAGATAAAATCAACCACGACTCAGATGTTTGATGGGATGACCGATGCGCTGGGTGATTTTGTCACGACAGGCAAGGCAAATTTTCGTTCTTTCGCTACTTCCGTGATTTCGGATCTTAGTCGAATAGCATTAAAGGCTTCAATTACTGGGATTTTCGACAGCATTAGTAACAGTTCTTCTGGGGGGGTTTTAGGAACTATCGGGAGTGCTATTAGTAAATTTATTCCGAATGCAAAGGGCGGTGTTTATGAGTCTCCGTCATTGAGCACGTATTCGAACGGTATTTATGATTCCCCGCAATTTTTTGCTTTTGCAAAAGGGGCTGGTGTTTTTGGTGAGGCTGGACCGGAAGCTATTATGCCATTAACACGAACTTCCGATGGTTCTCTTGGTGTCAGAGCTATTAATAGTAAAAGTGGTAATGGAGGCGGAGATATTACCTATGCCCCTGTATACCAAATCACTATTCAAAATGACGGCCAGAATGGAGAGATTGGCCCTCAGGCAATAAAAGCACTTATGGGGATGGTTGATCAGCGGGTGCAGGGCAATCTGTTAAATATGCGACGTGATGGGGGAATGTTAAGTGGCTAATACGGAAGAATTTCACTGGTTACCAGAGGATGGAATGAAAACAGAAAATAAACCATCGATAAAAACTGTAAGATTTGGTGATGGTTATGAGCAACGAAGTCCAAATGGACTTAATCATTCTCTGCGCGTTTTCACCTGTGATTTCAAAGTTGAGGCGAATGAACGTGATTCATTTGAAAAATTTTTAGCCCGGCATGAAGGCTATAAATCTTTTTTTTGGCGCCCGCCGGGTATTAACAGAAAAATCAGAGTGGTGTGTCGAACGTGGTCAGCGACAGAACATATCACCTATACCGATTTTTCGTGTCAGTTTGACGAAGTGGTGATCTGATGCAGGACATACGACAGGAAACACTGAATGAATGCATCCGTGTGGAGCAGACGGCCAGCGTGGTGCTCTGGGAAATTGATCTGACAGAGGTCGGTGGGGAGCGTTACTTTTTCTGCAATGAGCAGAATGAAAAAGGTGAACCGGTTACCTGGCAGGGGCGAAAGTATCAGGCGTACCCCATTCAGGGAAGCGGCTTTGAGATGAACGGTAAGGGCAGCAGCGCACGTCCCACACTTAAGGTATCTAACCTGTATGGCATGGTCACCGGGATGGCCGAAGACCTGCAGAGTCTGGTCGGCGGAACGGTGGTCAGGCGTAAGGTTTATGCCCGTTTTCTGGATGCGGTGAACTTCATCAACGGAAACAGCGAAGCCGATCCGGAGCAGGAGGTGATCAGCCGCTGGCGCATCGAGCAGTGCAGCGAACTGAGCGCGGTCAGTGCCTCCTTTGTACTGTCCACGCCGACGGAAACGGACGGCGCTGTTTTTCCGGGGCGCATCATGCTTGCTAATACCTGCACCTGGACCTATCGCGGTGATGAGTGCGGTTATCACGGTCCGGCGGTCGCGGATGAATATGACCAGCCGACATCCGAAATCACGAAGGATAAATGCAGCAAATGCCTGAGTGGCTGTAAGTTCCGCAATAATGTCGGCAACTTTGGCGGCTTCCTTTCCATTAACAAACTTTCGCAGTAAATCCCATGACAGAGACAGAATCAGCGATTCTGGCGCACGCCCGGCGATGTGCGCCAGCGGAGTCGTGCGGCTTCGTGGTGAGAACGTCGGAAGGGGAAAGATATTTTCCCTGCGTGAATATCTCCGGTGAGCCGGAGGATTATTTCCAGATGGCTCCGGAGGACTGGCTGCGGGCAGAGATGCAGGGTGAGATTGTGGCGCTGGTCCACAGCCACCCCGGTGGCCTGCCCTGGCTGAGTGAGGCTGACCGGCGGCTGCAGGTGCAGAGTGATTTGCCATGGTGGCTGGTCTGCCGGGGGGCGATTCATAAATTCCGCTGTGTGCCGCATCTTACCGGGCGGCGCTTTGAGCACGGGGTGACGGATTGTTACACGCTGTTCCGGGACGCTTACCATCTGGCGGGGATTGAGATGCCGGATTTTCATCGCGAGGATGACTGGTGGCGTAACGGCCAGAATCTCTATCTGGATAATCTGGAGGCCACAGGGCTGTATCAGGTGCCGTTGTCATCAGCACAACCGGGTGATGTGCTGCTGTGCTGTTTTGGTTCATCGGTGCCGAATCATGCCGCCATTTACTGTGGTGACGGCGAGCTGCTGCACCATATTCCTGAACAACTGAGTAAACGAGAGAGGTATACCGACAAATGGCAGCGACGCACACACTCCCTCTGGCGTCACCGGGCATGGCGCGAATCTGCCTTTACGGGGATTTACAACGATTTGGCCGCCGCATCGACCTGCGTGTGAAAACGGGGGCCGAAGCAGTCCGGGCGCTGACCACACAGCTTCCGGCGTTTCGTCAGAAACTGAGCGACGGCTGGTATCAGGTACGCATTGCCGGGCGTGATGCAGGTGAAACTGAATTATCAGCCCGTCTTAATGAACCGCTGGCAAATGGTGCCGTGATCCACATTGTGCCGCGTCTGGCGGGAGCCAAAAGTGGCGGTCTTTTTCAGGCTGTGCTGGGGGCGGCGCTGATTGCGGTGGCATGGTGGAACCCTGCAGGTTGGTTGGGGGCTGCCGCAATTACAGGAATGTATGGTGCGGGGGCCAGTATGGTGCTCGGTGGTGTGGCGCAGATGCTGGCACCGAAAGCCAGAACTCCCCGTACACAGACAACGGATAACGGCAAACAGAACACCTATTTCTCCTCACTGGATAACATGGTTGCCCAGGGCAATGTTCTGCCGGTTCTGTACGGTGAAATGCGCGTGGGGTCACGGGTGATTTCGCAGGAGATCAGCACGGCAGATGAAGGAGATGGTGGTCAGGTTGTGGTGATTGGTCGTTGATGCAGAATGTTTTGTGTGAAACCGCCTCAGGGCGGTTTTGTCGTTTCTGGAGCGTGAGGAATGGGTAAAGGCAGCAGTAAGGGGCATACCCCGCGCGAAGCGAAGGACAACCTGAAATCATCCCAGATGCTGAGCGTGATAGACGCCATCAGTGAAGGGCCGATTGAAGGTCCGGTGGACGGATTAAAAAGTGTGCTGCTGAACAGTACGCCGGTGCTGGACAGTGAGGGGAATACCAATATCTCCGGTGTCACGGTGGTGTTCCGGGCAGGTGAGCAGGAGCAGACACCGCCGGAGGGATTTGAATCCTCCGGCTCCGAGACGGTGCTGGGTACGGAAGTGAAGTACGACACGCCGATTACCCGGACCATCACGTCTGCAAACATCGACCGTCTGCGCTTTACCTTCGGTGTGCAGGCACTGGTGGAAACCACCTCAAAGGGGGACCGGAATCCGTCGGAAGTCCGCCTGCTGGTTCAGATACAGCGTAACGGTGGCTGGGTGACGGAAAAAGACATCACCATTAAAGGCAAAACCACCTCGCAGTATCTGGCCTCGGTGGTGGTGGATAACCTGCCGCCGCGCCCGTTTAATATCCGGATGCGCAGGATGACGCCGGACAGCACCACAGACCAGCTGCAGAACAAAACGCTCTGGTCGTCATACACCGAAATCATCGATGTGAAACAGTGCTACCCGAACACGGCACTGGTCGGCGTACAGGTGGACTCGGAGCAGTTCGGCAGCCAGCAGGTGAGTCGTAATTATCATCTTCGCGGGCGCATTCTGCAGGTGCCGTCGAACTATAACCCGCAGACGCGACAATACAGCGGTATCTGGGACGGAACGTTTAAGCCAGCATACAGCAACAACATGGCCTGGTGTCTGTGGGATATGCTGACCCACCCGCGCTACGGCATGGGAAAACGTCTTGGTGCGTCGGATGTGGATAAATGGGCGCTGTATGTCATCGGCCAGAATTGCGACCAGTCGGTGCCGGACGGCTTTGGCGGCACGGAGCCGCGCATCGCCTGTAATGCGTACCTGACCACACAGCGCAAGGCCTGGGATGTGCTCAGTGATTTCTGCTCGGCGATGCGCTGTATGCCGGTATGGAACGGGCAGACGCTGACGTTCGTGCAGGAC